TCGTATTGGTCCTATTCACTGTCTTGAAACCTCTCTTCACTCTGCTCGCCTTGGTATCGCTGGGCGCGTTGATTGCATTGCTGAGTTTGATGGCGAGCTTGCTGTAATTGACTTCAAGACTACAAAAACTTTGAAGAAAGTTGAGTGGTTGGAGAAGTTCTTTGTGCAGGAAGCAGCGTACGCTTACATGTACTATGAATTGACTGGTGTTGAGGTTGATAAACTGGTGACACTATCTGTCGCTGAAGATGGACAGATCCAAGTCGAACAACGTTATGACAAGATCCCATACATGAACAAACTCATTGACTGGATCGAGGAGTATCGTTATTATGTACAAGGGATGAACAAATGATTGAAGATAAGGTCTTAGGTATTCCTTTCTTCAAGTTTGATCTACCTGATAAAGATAAGGTAGAGGACATCTATAATGTCATGCAAACACTTCCTTTTATACCTAATGATACCAATGAAATTTGGGCAGGAGGAAGTGATCTTTATAAAAACCCAGACTTACGTTACCTATTCGACTGGATGCAGGACTGTATGGTAGAAGTAAGTCACAGCATGGGCATACCTAACAAGATGGTATGTGTATCTGCCTGGGCAAACAAAAATAAGCAGGGTGATTGGTTCTACAACCACACACATCCCAACTGCTTTATGAGTAGTAATTATTATGTGAGTGGTACTACTGGTACAACCAAGTGGTACTATCCTAATCCTTATTATGATAAAACAAACATCTGGCCCTTCCCTGCAGAAGAGTGGGATGATACATTCAATTTAACTCACGAGGAACCTACTGTGCCTGGTAGATATATTGTTTTCCCACCGACTATTCGTCACAAAGCAACCGAAAACGAGGAGAGTTGTGATAGAATTACGGTAGCGGCAAACTGGTTTCCAACAGGAAACATTTTTTATAACGGTGTGTCCCACCTCAACATCGAGGTTATACAATGAAAGAGATCGAAGAAAAGTTTATGACACAAGCAAAATTCTCAGCACTGGTTGAGAAAGTAGTCAAGGAATCTAATGGTCTCGTCAATTACATCGAGGCAGTCACATCTATCTGTGATGAATTTGAGATTGAGGTTGAGACTGCCAGTAAACTAATTTCCAAACCACTTAAAGATAAAATCAAGTATAATGCTCAGCAGTTGAATTACATCAAGCGCACGAGCAGGGGAGTGTTACCACTATGACAGACTTTTTTGACTCAGAAGTAGTTCGTACAGAACTCGAAGATATTCAAACCACTTACACAGAACTCCTGAAGATGAGTAATAAACTTCAGGAGTTTTCTCCACAACAGAGGTTGGATCACATCAACAAGACGTTGGAGTTGATCGCTAAACAGAAAGTGTTTTATGCACGTCTGGCACTAGCAGCACACCATGTGCAGGAGGAAGATCAGGATGGTACGGTGCGTGACATGAAGGATCGCATCGACTCCATCTCTCAGGTATATTCTGGTGGCATGGACCTTACTGTGGTCCTAGACCAGATGGAAACCAAACTCAAAGAATGGAAGGTGGAAATCCTCAATGAGGGGGGTTGACACAACCTATATAATATGCCATCATAATACGGTGGCAAACACACCACAATACAAATACGGAGAATACGATTATGTCATTCGCATCACTTAAGAAGTCCAGCGGTTCGTCTTTCGCTTCCCTTAGCACTGCTATTGAGAAGATGAACAAACCCAGTGGATCTAAGGTTGACGAACGCCTCTGGAAACCAGAGGTTGACAAGAGCGGTAACGGTTATGCTGTTATCCGATTCCTGCCCGAGACGGATGGCGATCTGCCATGGGCACAGGTCTGGAGTCATGCATTCCAGGGACCTGGTGGTTGGTACATCGAGAACTCTTTGACTACTCTTGGTCAGAAGGATCCCGTTGGAGAACTCAACCGTCAACTATGGAACAGCGGCATTGATGCTGACAAGGAGGTTGCACGTAAGCAAAAGCGTAAACTGTCCTACTACAGCAACATCTATGTTGTTCGCGATCCTCTTCACCCTGAAAACGAAGGCAAAGTCTTCCTCTACAAGTATGGTAAGAAGATCCACGACAAGATCGTCGCTGCTGCACAACCACAATTTGAAGATGAGACCCCCATCAACCCCTTCGATTTCTGGAAGGGTGCTGACTTCAAACTGAAGATCACAAAGGTTGCTGGGTTCTGGAACTATGATAAGTCTGAGTTTGATCGTCCTGGCACCCTCGGTGGGTTCAGTGACGCTGAATTGGAAGGCATTTATAATAAGGAATACTCTCTCAAGGAGTTCACTGACCCCTCCAACTTCAAGTCCTACGAAGAACTTGAGACTCGCCTCAGCATGGTGTTGAACAAGCGTTCTACTCCTCGTGTTGATGAGTCATTGGAAGATGAGTCTGAAGGACGTGGTTCTTTCAACTCTCCTGACATCACACCCAGTGCACAAAGTGTCACAGGGTCGGTTCCAAGTGGGTTTGGTGATCGTGTAGAATCAGTACAACAGAGTTCAGATGAACCTGACCTCTCCTACTTTGAAGATCTAGCTGCCGAACTGTAATGAAACTCCTCGCTCTGCCCATCCTCCTTGCCACTACGGCAACTCCCGCAAGTGCTCTGACTTGGGCAGAGTTCTGGGAACCTTTCCAGGATGATCACCATCATCATGTACATATAGAAAGGTCGTATTATCATGTCCCTAAACGTAGACATTGCTTTGACTACGTTCAACATGAAGAGTACATCCCAGGCGACTACAGTCGCAGCGGTAGGTACAGACCAGGTTGGGTTCGTAGATGGACGGAGCGTGTACCAGTAAGGTGCAAGCATCACCATCATCACTAGACCCATATATTATTTGACTTTCAGTTTCAAATATCGGCGGAAAAAAATTCGGGGTATTTTTTCGCCCCCAGGGTTTTTCAACAATTTATCATGACACACTATAAACCTTATTCACCAGAATGGCACAGATACCGCAATCTTAAGGAATCGATCGAATCGTACCTTAACGAGTATGTGGCATCTGATGTCATCTGTGCTGACATTCTTGATATTCTCGAAGATCGTCGTGCAACTGCAGAGGGTGAAGTCAGTCGTATGACTGATATGATTGATCAGTTATCTAAATAGTCCTGACTAAGAAGGTTTTTATGCTTTCAACTCAGTATCGACTCCGACTGGAGTCTATTTGCAGGTGTATTGCAAACTCAGAGACGGTCCCTATTGAGGACATGATTTGGGCAGAAAAACTTGCCAAAGCACATACCACCGCTCGCGATTGGTTAAAGCAGGCAAGAAGACAGGCATCACAAAACATCCAGGAGGGATCCATGGATGATTTTATGAATAAGATGGGAATTGGTGACCCCGACCCATCTAATCATAAAACGGGGTTTGAGGGTGCAGATGAAATAGTGGATTGGTTCCAAAGAGACAAACCAGACGATTGGAGGCAACGTGATTGACGGCGCAGCGGTAATTTACAGCAACGGCAGTCAAGAATGTGATAGAATCGCCTCACTCCTTAAACATCTAGGAAGTGAGTTTTTGGAATATAGACTAAACCAGCATTTTACGCAAAGAGCGTTTGAAGCAGAATTTGGTTCCGAAGCAACGTATCCTCAGGTTACGTTGGGATCTCGTCACATTGGCAATTTGAAAGAAACACTACAATACTGCAGTGATAAAGGTTATTTCTTATGACTAAAAAGCAATTCGTGAACAGTAAAGGCGACACATGGGAATGGGATGATAATCCCGATCTAGAAGCATTCAGGGAAAGACATGACTACTCCAAATTGGCAACACCACTCAAACAAAAACCCCAAAAGAAAACTTAAACCTCAAGCACTTCGTAGTGCCAAGGCAAGAAGAAAAGCACTCCTCAGGAAACTGAAGAGTGCTTCTTTTTTTAATATCCTCCGCCTCCGCCAGAACTACCGCTAGAACCACTAGATCCAGAACTACCGCTGCTACTGGAACTGGAACTACTAGAAGAACTGCTGCTGGAACTGCTCTCGCTGCTACTACTGCTGGTAGACGACGTATCCGTTGTTCCAGCATATACGCCAGAATCGGTAACTGTGCCTGATGCGTCCTGTTGCTGAGCAACCGTAAATGCTACCTGAGAAGATACGGTGCTTGTTGCAAATTGTCTATCACCATAATCTGCCTCTGACGCCTTCTTCGTAACTGCCGTACGACCAATATCGCTAGAATAGACAGTTTTGTCAGTTAGGTAGGATTCGTCGATAACACTAAATGTCTTTTTAAGGTCATCTTCGTCAACTTCGTCATTTGGTAGATATTCGACCAAATCAGTAAATTCAGAAATAAAGTTAGCAAGATATGCTGGTTTCAAAAGGTAGATATTACGTTTATAGTCATTTTCTGCCAATTCGTAGTCATAATTAGAAACAGGTTTTACCTTATCATAGTAAACTCTACCCTCTGAGTCTGTATATTGAAAATTTGCATTTACTTGAATACCAGCATCAAGAAGTAGATCTCCCTGAGGACTTCTAATCTCTACAGTTTCATAATGATGAATAACAGCAGGATTTTGTTTATATTTTCTCTCCACGTAATCCATCAACTCAGATTCACTCATTGGCCACTCATCATAAATGTTGATGACGTTATTGGCGAGCAAAATAACCCAATCTAGTTTAGGATCACCATATGCTTTTTCAGCGACGTTATCAGGTCTCTCATTACCCTGTACAGAGTATTGTTGGAAACCAAGAAGAGCACCGCTCAAATCATCTCTGATTTTAATACGACGAAATAAGTTCTTCGCCTGAACATAGGGATCTACTCCCTGTTTGCGAATACTATCCAAACGCACATATACGTTTGGCAGATAAGAAAAATAATTACTCATTGATCAGTAAGCATATCTCTGGTGAGGAAGGCGGTTTCGTCGAACTGAAGAGTTAGATCGTACGCCGAAGGACCATAATCATAGTCATCATTGTCACCTGTAGCACCGTTTCTGAGTGTGTTCAGTTGACCGTCAGGAGTCATATTGACTGACATGTTAGTCAGTACAGTTTTAGTGGGGAATTTCATCATGAAGGACAACGTTTCTGGTTTGTCCATCTTGTCAGAAACCTCATTACCATTGTTTTTGTACCTTACGATACTCAGTTGGAAGAAGTCTGGGATCGTGAGCCATCTATCACCTCTTCCAGCTCCGCTATCAATAGAAGTAAATAAATCACCCTGACCTCCAGAAGAACCGTTCTTCCCAGGTAGCATGGATACACGGAGTGTTTGTATAATCTTTGTAATCGCAATAACATCTTCGGGACTCCTCGGCGCAAGTCTAAACGTAAAGTTATGCTTCCTATAGTCCGTACCTTGGAATGTTGTCTCTTCGTACGGGTTTAGAATTGCTTTTGCTGAGAGAGCAGTGATGTCATTGAATGACAAGTTAGTTTGCCCTAAGTTAGCGAGGTTTGCACCTGATGCGGCAACCTGACCAGCAAGTTGCGACTTGAGTTGTTCAGCTGCAGATGATATAGTATTCCCAATATCACTTGTACCATCCTTAATACCTTTCATTACTGCTTGACCACCACCGCCAACGGCGACCTGGTTGTATCGAGTAGTATATGTTTCGGTTAGACCTGCAGGAAGGTACAAATATATTGTTTCTTTCGCTCTACCAGAGGACGTGCGCCCTGGTCCACCACCCCCTATATAACTGTAAGGGTTGTTAGACTTGGAGTCATAAATATCAATTTTAAGGTAATCCATCGCTTGCGTTGGAAACGCCATATCGTCTCCTACCGCTTCGCGACTACCATTTGATGTTGTTCCTACTGGTTTTACCCTGGGAAATACTAATGCCATGAGTTATACTGGAAAATACAGACCATCGCATCCACAAAAATATAAAGGTGATCCCACAAATATTATTTATAGGAGTTTGTGGGAAAGAAAGTTCATGGTCTGGTGTGATAAAAACGAAAATGTATTGGAGTGGGGCAGTGAAGAAATCATTATTCCATATGTATCTCCTGTTGACCGTAGGATTCATCGCTATTTTCCAGACTTTTACGTTCGAGTCAGAACAAGGACTGGAAGGGTTGAGAAGTTCATTATCGAAGTTAAACCCAAAAAGCAAACTGCTCCGCCGAAAAGACAAAAGAGGGTCACGAAGAAATACTTGTCAGAAGTGAAAACTTATGCAGTGAATGAAGCGAAGTGGAAAGCAGCAGAAGAATACTGTGCTGACCGTCGCATGCAATTTATGATACTCACCGAAAAAGAACTAAAGGTATGAGCGTATACACAGACGTTATCGCCCGTCAGGGAGACACACGTAAAAGCAAACCATGGTTTAGGGATAATGTAAGAGCACTCCTGGAACCTCTGGATGGCATGCCTGCATTTGGTGATGTCGTGTTCTATTCATATCAAGCAGAATACGCCGATAAACTAAAATTCTGGGATAAGTACCCGATGACACTTATCACAGACGTTGATGTAAGTCAGAATAGATTTGAAGGTGGTAATCTACACTATTTAAGACCTACAAATAGGGTTGCAGTAGGTAAATCTATCAAAGCGGGTGCTATTTCATATCCTCGCCGCTGCCATCATAAATACTTAATATCTAATGCTAGTGGATTCTATAAGGTCCCTAGGGAAGAATTAGAAGATATTGGCAAACTGCCACTAGAGCAGTTCGTTAGCACTGTTATGGGTCGAAGTATCGACATACCCAGTTCATTTGTTTGGAGTCGTTTATAGTGGCATTTACCACACCTAATTCATTTACTGAATTTATGCAGTGGGTACGCACAGGTGGTGCGGAACCTGCTCGTTCTAATCTATATTCAGTTTTCTGCGGATTTCCTGCTATTATCAGAGATCGTCCTAGCTATGATTTCCGTAAGTGGTATGAATACGTCAACTTTGCTGCTGATGATGTAACTGTACCCAGCAGACAGGTAACCACTGGTGAAGTTAGGGATCATGGTATCTCTAGAAAATATGCAACTGGACAAGTTAACTCACCCATCACGATCTCATTTTTAATCACAAAAGATCTCTGGTTGAGACAGATCTTTGAGCAGTGGATGCTAGAAACAGCAGGTGATCAGGAGAACCGTGTTGGTTTCTATGATCAATACACTACTAATATTCTTATTCAAAAGTGGGAATTGGGTAGTAACGTTGTATATCGAGACCAGTCAAAAGGTGGACCTGTTGCATCGGCACCTACTACACGTTTGAACAGAGTTACAGGTGTGTGGCAACTACTAGGTGCATTCCCCACGAATATTAGTGTCATGCAACTAAACAATGAAAGCACGACCATTATGAAGATGGACGTTGAGTTTGCATATGAAAGGTATCGTTTTGACACTGTTCTAGAAAATCTAGGATGGGCAAACCAACCTGATAAGTTTATCGATAGATTTAGTGGTATATCTAAACTTCTTGGTATCGATGGTCTTGGTGGAGACTCAGAACAATCCGAAGTAAATGACTTTGGAATTTAACGTCTAAATAACTTTATGACATTGTGAATAATTATGCCATTACCGAAGTTAGCAATTCCTGAATACGAGTGCACGTTGCCCGTAACAGGACTGAAAGTTAAGTATCGTCCTTTCTTGGTAAAAGAAGAAAAACTTCTCTACCTCGCCATGGAATCTCAACAAGAGAAAGAAATGGTGAACGCAGTGAAGACAATTATCAAGAACTGCACTGACTTGAAGAAAAACCTGGACAAACTACCAACCTTTGAGATTGAATACATCTTTCTCCGCATTCGTGCAAAAGCAGTTGGTGAAATTAGTGAATTCGTGGTTACGTGTCCTGATGATAACAAGACGACTGTAGATGTAAAACTACCTCTGCAGACTATCGAAGTTACCATTCCTGAGAACCACACAACACACATTGATCTTGACGGCAAGATCAAAATGGAGATGAAGTATCCTTCTATGGACTTCTTTATTGACTCCAACATGAAAGATGAACCATCTATTGAAGATATGTTCAAACTTTCTGCTCAGTGTATCGATAAGATCTACGATGAAGAAGAGATCTATGATTCTTTCACTCTGAAGGAAGCACAAGACTTTATCGAAGGTTTGAACTCTGAACAGTTCCAAAAGGTTCAACAGTTCTTTGATACGATTCCCAAACTTCGTCATGATCTTGAAGTAGAAAATCCTAAGACGAAAGTCGTGAGCACTATCCCACTGGAAGGTCTCGCCGCTTTTTTCGGATAGCACTGATGCATGATTCTCTGTTGAATCTGTATCAAGTCAATTTTGCTCTGATGCAACATCACAAGTACAGTCTAACTGAACTTGAAAATATGATGCCTTGGGAACGTGATGTATATGTGAACTTACTTCTTGCTCACCTCAAAGAAGAGGAAGCAAGACAAAAGGCTCAACAACGTCAATCGATGTAAATGGCAAAACTTAAAGTCAGAAGTTATGTTGCTGTACGTCCTCCTCAGGACCGTACAGGACTTTCTGTTGGCTTTACGCAGAACATTCAGAGAACCAATCGCATTGGTGCAAGTTTAACTCATATTGGTGAACAACTCACCGCATTCAATACACTTCTAGAGTTTCAGACACAATATCTTAGTGATAAGGGTCAGGAACATGCTGAGGTTATTACTAGAACTTCTAAGACAGAACTAGAGCGTCGTAGAGAATTAGCAAGAGTAGATAGAAAAGATACAGGAAGAGAAACGGATGATGCTGCTGAGGCACAAGTTGAGGCAGAACCCACAGAAGAAGATAAGAAGGGTGTCGAAGAAAAGGTAAAGAAAGAGAAAGGCGGAAGACTCAAGGGATTCTTGTCTATTTTCAAAGGTATCGGTAATCTACTGTTGCCACTGCTGGCACAACTAGGACTGTTTGCCGCATTAGATTGGATTGCAAAGAATCCAGAAAAAGTCCAGAACATGATCAACTTCATCACTGGGTGGGTGAAGTTTGGATGGAAGATATTAAGTTTTGGAGTCAACTCTCTATTTGATGGTATCACTAAGGTATTCGGTGGTGATCCGAATAAGTCTGCTGGTGAACGTATCTGGGAGGGTGTTACAGGCATCGGTCAGATGTTTGTTGGCATTGCCTCTATTTGGGCAGCGTCCAGAGTATTTTTCCCATGGAAGTTAGTTAAAGACTTCCGTAGATTGTCGATGCTGTTTGACATCTTCAATCAGCAGGACCAGGGTGGTCAAGACGGACAAAATAATAGAAGAACAAACAGACAAAACCGACAGAGACAACAAGGTAGAACTAGAAACGCATCCAAGGAAGCACGTAAGAGATACCAAAGAAGATTTGGTGACAAAGCAGCAAAGAACCGTTTCAAAGGTAAGGTAGGCGGTCGTGGAGGACTAGGAAAACTCAAGGGTAAAGTCGGCAAGCTGATGAAGAAATTCAGCGGCGGACTTAAAAAACTTGGAGGAGCAAAAGGATTAACCAAACTCGCAAAGGTCGGTGCGGGTGCAATGTCGATCATGTCTGGTATCGGAGCATATCAGGACGCATTGGCAGCAGGTAAAACAAACACAGAAGCGATTGGCCGCGGCGTTGGTACAGCAGCAGGTGGTCTTGCTGGTGCTGCTATTGCTACAGCATTGTTAGGTCCGTTTATTGGTCCTTTGGCACCTATTCTCGGTTCTATGATCGGAGAATGGGCAGGTGGATGGTTAGGTGAGAAGTTGGCACCTCTGGTAGAAGGTGCATTCAAGCACTTATTCAAGTGGTTTGAACAAACACGAGAGTGGTTGAAAGAGAATACTCTCAAGTTGATTGATAATGTTCTAAAGTTCTACCAACCTATGTTGGACTGGATCATTGGATTCTTAGACTTTATACAACCAGCAATGGACTGGTTGAAGAAGTTTAATGATTTCGTATATGGTGCTGCTATTGATACTATTATTAAAGGTATTAAGTTGGTATTAGGTGGTGCCGAGTTTATTGCAAATAAGGCAGGACAGGCATGGAACTGGTTAACAAGTCCATTTAGAGAGGAAGGTGGACCTGTTGAACGTGCTGGTGGTGGTGCTGTTAGGAAAGAGAACGAGAGAAATAAGAAATATCTCGAACCTACAGTGGTTAAACCACAGGCAAAGGATCCCATGCGAGATTGGGATAAGTTCGCTGCTGGTGGTGAATTTAAGAATGGTCAGTTACCAAATGAAGCACTTGCAGACATTGGTAGCGGTCACAGACTAGCGAAGAGCATCGCGCCTCAATTCAAGGCGATGATGGCAGCAGCGGCGGCAGATGGATTCAAGATGGGCACTGCCTTTAGAATCAATTCATCTTATAGAACATATCAAAGACAGCAACAACTATACAACGAACTTGGACCTGGAACTGCTGCATATCCTGGAACATCTAATCATGGTTTGGGTCGTGCTGTTGACTTGTGGTATACAAACGGTGCATATAAGTGGTTGAGACAGAACGCTGGTAAGTTTGGATTTACTCAGATCCCTGGATATGAGACTGATAATCCTGATGGACATGAAGCATGGCACTGGGAGAACTTGACTGGTGCTGGTACAACTAAGAGGGTTGCAACATCAGGTGCACAGGCAAGCACTGTACCCAATAGAAAGGTAGGACAGCAGGCAACACTGAAAGGTAAACCTGTTGTTTGGGATGGTAGCAAGTGGGTACCTGAAACCGCTAGTAATGAAACCATGAGGGGTAAAACCTACGCACCTGAAGCAAGAAATATGGGTCAAGGTGACTCATACTTCTCAGGACTTGAAGGGGCAGTAGATGGCATTCAGTATTCTGACGGTGCCGCCCTAAATAAGACTGGAAGTCTCCCTGCAATTTCTTCTGCAAGTATTGGTGCCTCTATAGATCGCCAAATGAGCGGTAGTCATGCAATCGTTATGCTGCAACAAGTGAACCGCCAAGGACAGAATATGGCATCCATGCCCATGCTCGTAACACGTCCTAACCCATCACCCCTGATTAACCGCTGCTGATGGCAAAACCAACAACATCCGTACCAAGAGCTAAACTGTATAAGATGATCTCCACAAAGGGGATCTCTAAATCGGCAGTTTCAAATGCAAATGTAGACCAGATGGTCACAGTTCAGAATGCTGGATTCACTAAGATGGGATCCGCTCTGAACAGTATTGGTGCGTCTGTTAATAGTATTGGTGTCATGTTGCAGAGCATGACAGAAACATTTAAGTCAGGTATCTCGGCACAGATTCAGTCTGCTGATAGTATTGTAAATGCAGAGAAGGATGCCGCAGATGATAAGGCAGCAGCAGATAGAGCAGATTTAAGAGCAAAGAAGAAAGAAGAAGGTAGACAGGCAGATGATCTCGCTGAGGCAGAGGTAGAAAAACCAAACCTTGCTAGACGTGTAGGATTTGCTGCTGGATATGTCACAGGTAAAGTTGCATCAGGTATTGCAGGATTCCTCGCCAGTCTAGGTAAACTATTCATGGGACTGGTTGGATTCGCTGCACTAGATTGGATAGCGAAGAATCCAGATAAAGTACAAAAGATCATGGATGTGGTGGGTAAGATCGCTACATTTGTATGGAATACTGCTAAGTTCTTAGCAGGTTTCGCACTTGGTGGTCTGTCTGATTTCATGGAGGATCCCACATCCTTAAAAGGATTGTTGGGTATTGGTAAGTTCTTCTTAGTATTGGCAGGTATCTTTGCTGGTCCTGCACTTGCTAAGTTGGGACTGAAACTACTCCTCAAGGGTGGTATCAAGTTTGTTGTTAAACCCGTACTTCTGCTACTGAAAAACGTAGCAAAGATGTTATTCAACTTTGGTAAGATTGCTGCCAAAGGTGTATTCAAAGCAGGTAAGTTCTTAATTAAGAACCCTAAAGCAGCATTACTTACTGGTGCTGCCATCGGTGTTGGTGCCTTGGCATACAACATGTTCAAAGGTAAAGGTGATGAAGAGGGTGAACCCACCGTCGAGAACGACGAAGAGGGTATGGATGATTATGGTGGAAATCTCTTCGACACAGATGAAGTTCTCTCCACATTAGATCTTGATCCAAAAGAACTAGCAGAACTGCAAGAGAAAGCACTTGCAGATAAGTTGATGTATTCTGCTGATGAGATCAAGGCGAAGGCAGAAGAAGATTCAGCAGCATCAGCATCAGAGGTCAAGGGTGCAAAAGGTCCGATTGAAGCGGCACTTAGTTTTGTAATTGAACCTATTAAACAACTGTGGGCAGGTGTGTCCGACATGTTTGGTAAGGTTGTTGGACAACTGAAAGAACAGTTTGATAGTGCAATGGGATTCTTTGGTGAGGTATTCACCAAGGTTGGTTCGTTCTTCTCACCATATGTTGATAGACTTAAGAAGTTTGGTGCTGACGCACTAGAACTGATTCTGGCACCGTTCTTCAAAATGTTTGAAGCAGTCCAGAAAATTATGGAAGTCTTCCAAAAGGATGACGACAAAGGTAATACCGAAGGTAAGGCGAAGGGTGGATATGTATCAAGAGCGAAGGGTGGATGGATTAATGGTCCTCAGTCTGGTTACCCTGTATCACTAGATGGCGGTAGGTCAACATCATTCATTGGTCATGGTACAGAATGGGTAGGATATAAAGGATTTGCAAGCGGTGGTGCATTTGTCGTACCATTTGACACTCCTGCTACCAGAGCGAACCCTGGACTTACAGGTCAGCGTATGGGTGAGGCAGCGCGTGGTGGATTTAATCTCCCAGGATTTGCTGCTGGTGGTGAATTAAACTTTGCTAAGGACATGATCAAGATCCATGAAGGATTGAGATTAGATGTATATAAGGACAGCAGAGGTTTCCCCACAGTTGGTTATGGTCACCTGATTGATGCTGGATCACCAGCAGATGTCAGAGGGATGGGTATTGGTCAAAAGATCACTAAGTCTCGTGCTGATTCTCTGTTTGATGAAGATTTCAAGCATCATGAGACGCAGGCACGTAATATCCCTGGATATAAGAAGGCATCTGCACAACAGAAAGCAGCACTGATTGACCTGACATTCAACATGGGTCCTTCTTGGTATCAAGGATTCCCTAAGTTTGTATCATACTTTAAGAATGGTGATTATAATAAAGCAGGTGAAGAACTCAGAGACAGTGCATGGTATGGTCAAGTCGGAAGACGTGCTGAACCTATCATCAGTCTGATCAAAGGAAAGGGTACGGGTGATGCAAAACACCTTTCCAATCTTGGTGCACCACAACACAGCACTGGTCAAAATATCACCGCACAGCAACAGAGACAAGACGAACGTATCGAGACAGCAGCAAGCAAGGGTGCTGATACAGCAGAGGTAGCAGCACTTCCTCCTGTTGATGTACCACCACCAGTTGATCAGGGTCCAGCACCCCTGCCACAACTCATTGGTCTACCACAAAGGGAGCAAGCGGCAACTAAATACATGATACCGAGGTTTGGTCTTATGCAAGAGCACACGACCCCACCAGCACTGTTATCATAATCAATGTCAGCAGCAAAAGGATACGAACTGAAAGATTTGACCATCACACTCCCTTCAGGGCAGAATGGTGGTGGAATTACTAATGCATTGTCAGATAAGTTCAAGAAAGATAAGAAGAACTCATTTGACATCAGGCAACTTGCTGCGGAATTTATTTGGTATGAGTCAATCGACTCACCATTTTGTAGATTAGATATATCTATCATTGAATCTGTTGACTTCATTAACTTCCTCAGAGGTGGTGAGATTGTACACCTTGAGATAGTTACAGATGCATCTAAAGGTACAGCATTGAAGTGGACAGGGCAAGTATTTAAGATTGCTAGTGTAACGAAAACAGAGAGAACGTCTTCTTACATTTTGCATGTTGTTAGCACAGAATCATTTAATAATGAAGTGAACCGTGTGTTTGGTTCCTTTGGTCCTGCTACAAAAGATAGAGACAGTATTCCCAAGTACGTTGTCAAAGAATTTTTGAAAGGTGGAAAGAAAATCAAACATGATGGTGCTATAGAAAATTGTTCTAAAGTTAATTTTGTTTCACCTAACTGGAGACCTGTTGATCTTATCAACTACCTATGTGATAAGGTAACTCGCTCTACATCTGGAAAGGGATCAAAAACACAGTCTGGATTCTTATTCTTTGAAAACAGAAAAGGATTCAACTTTAAGAGCATTGATGGTATGTGTGAGCAGAAAGAAATTGGTGTCGTATATACCTACGAGCAGTCAAACGTTGGTGAGCAGGACTCTGAGAGGAATATGTACCTCATCAACAACCTCGCATATCCTGATAGAACTAACATCTTAGAAAAACTAAGAGTTGGTGCTGTGAAGAATGTGACTCAGGGTATTATGCTCCCTATCATGACACGATCTGCGGTTTCACAGGATACCAGCGGTGGTGGAGGTGGAACAATTACTGGACCTCGTGAGTCAGTGCTCAGTCAAATGTTCGGCAAGATGTCCACACTGGAGAAAGGTAATCCTCTTTCATTAATGAAGGAGTATGAGGAGTTTTTCCCATCAAGAACAAAATTAAGAATCCTACCTGGTCTTAAAGATCAGAAAGAAGTAAACGGTCAACCTGCTGGTGATCCTAACGCTGGTGCTGCAACTGCTGACGCTGACACTCTAGAAGTCGGAACATATGCTGCTGCCAGATATTCTATGATCCGTGCAGTGTGTCTCCGTATTCAAGTCGCAGGCAACACAGCGATTGCTGCTGGCGATGTTTTGAGCGTCATAATCCCTCTTGGTAAAGGTGATAACGGTAAGGTTCAGGAAGATAAGAACTATTCTGGTAAGTATTTGGTAGCAGGTTTATCACATACATGGAATAAAGAAGGGGTAACCACCACCTTAGAATTAATTAGGGATAGCGTTCGTAAATAAATAGTTTTGTACACTGCGTACGTTTCACATGGAAAATATAGAACAACACATTCAGAAGGATAAAGAAATCCTTCAAGACCCAACAACTAACCCCCAAATGCGTCGTCACGTCGAAGGAGAACTTCGCGAATTGGAGGAGTATGCTGAGAATCATAAGAAAGAGATCGAAGCAGGTGATCATCACGATCCTACCTTCCTTGAACTCTATTGCGATCAGAACCCATCAGAACCCGAGTGTTTAGTATACGAAGATTGATATGAATCTTATTTGTAATTTGCCCTCTCAAAAAGTCTGGGTACGGAAAGAATACCTTAGAGACCTACAGGATGGTTACGGTGAATTTGTAGAAGGCGTCTGGGTGACTGCAAAGTCAATCCCAGGGAGGGCATTTTACTTTGAGACATATTTACCTGAGTATGGGGCACTGTATGACAAGTTACCCATCAGTGCGTTTCTATCGAGACCAGAGATCCCCGAAGTTGACATGAACATCTATAACCTACAGTTCTGGAACTGTATGGATTATGGTGTAACGGCGATGAACAAAGGTTTTATCACGTCAATGGATGCTGAGGTAAGAACTCGGAATCATGGAACGATGCGTGGTCATTACCTATTCACATTAGATAACTACCACGCAAATATCGACGTAGTTGATAACAACGTCAGCGAGACCCCAGCAGAACATAAGTCACACAACTGTATTGAACTAGAGAACGGGCAGTTTTGCTTGTATCCCAACAATAGAATGAGACTATATGATCTGTCAATTACACCAGAGACACCAAAGGTACCTGATTTTAAGGTGAGCACGATTGAATATGAGGTGGAAAATGGTGCAAATTGGGGACGACTTGGCAACACAGACGACTATTTTTGGAGCACTGAATCAGAGCTTGACAACGACTCTGAAAACCAATACAATCTAACACTGTAAGGGTTCGACGAGATGTCTTTAGAGCTATTAGAGATTGATGCGCCCAAGTCTTTTATTGCAGGTGCAAAGATCGATCCATCAGTGTGCGATGGAATGATTGAGTTCTTCAATACATGCGAATATCTAGATAAAGATCCAGGTCAATCTGGTGGTGGTGTTGATAAGTCTGTAAAGGATTCTATTGATATGACAATTCCCGTTCACTTACGGGACTCTAGAGTAGAAGCATATATTGAACAACTAGCATATGTAACTATGGCATATATCGAACGTTATCCTGGGTTCGGTAAGATGGCATGGGATTTGGTGGCACCATTTAACATACAAAAGTATGAACCAGGCGGAGGTTATTTCGCCCTACATACAGAGAAGATGTCTGCTGCACCGCAGGCAACTAATCGTGTCATGGCGTGGATGACTTATCTAAATGATGTTGATGAAGGTGGACACACATACTTCCCAACACAACAAGCAAAGATCAAACCTGTAAAGGGATTGACTCTTCTATGGCCAGCAGATTGGACACATCTCCATCAGGGCATAGTGGCACCAAATGAAACTAAAATGATTGTTACTGGATGGTATGACTACGTGGGAACAACTGATACAAGGACACTATTGCAACAAGAGACAAGCGCAGAGTAATCCTGCTCTATGGCCTCATATATTATTGAGGAACACACTTATCTCTGATAATGTGATAGAATTGAAGTCTTGGTATAAGTATC